ATTTCCGGCGGCGACGTCGATTCCTTCAGCTTCCTTTTATGGCTGCTGCGGAAAACGCGGCTGAAACGCTGCCTTTGCTCGACGTGGTGTATTTCAAAAGTTGACATCGAAGAGTTTCACCGGCAGATCAGACTGGGCCGGATCGGCCAAATGGATTTCTACGTCGGCGAGATCCTGCCGAAGAGTTATCCGGAAGAATACGCCCAAATGGGCGAGATCGCACGGGACAGCGGCGGCCGCCTGGCCGTCTTCAGGAATCATTCGAAGGTTATGGCCGGAATAGGCGACAAGTTTTCGTTTGCCATTGAAAGCAGCGCGAACGTCAACACAAACCCGCGAACGGAACAAACCGTCGTCACCATCGATCGCGGGATCGCCGACTTTTATTTCGCGTTTTACGACGGGATTATATCTTTCGACAAGGACTGGCGAAATGGCGAAAATAGTGCTGACCGCATTAACGGCTGACCAGCTTGCCGTGATTATGAAACGCACGGGATCCGCTGCGGGCGTCGAAGACAAGATCGCGCGGGACCTGGCCGACGGCGCGCCGACCAACGAGGACGGGACGATCGACGCGATCGAATATGCCGCCTGGCTGCTGAAGGAAAGGGCAGAACATGATCGACCCGAATAAAATGACACCGAAGCAGGCGGCCGAAACGCTCAATGCCGACGAAGGCCAGATCCGCCACCTGTTGAAAACCGCGAGTATAGCGGGCGACGCGAAAGGGCGGACCGTTTCACTGTTGAAGCTGCTTTCCTGGCTGATCGACAACCGCGACCGGACGGCCAGACCGGCGGCCGGAAAAAAGAAACTGAAGGCCGTGCGGACCTACGAAGAGATCAAAGAAGCGGCACGGAAGCGCGCGGCCGACGCGTCCCTGGCAGGCCGTGACATCGGCGAGATCCCGGCCGTCGTGGATCCGGAACGAAAGAAACGCTGCCGCCGGAATCTGAAAAAATTCCTCGAAACCTATTTCCCGCAAAAATTTTATATGGGCTGGTCCCAGGATCACAAAAAGGTAATCGGCAAGATCCAAACGTCCGTTCTGAAGGGCGGGCTTTTCGCGCTGGCCATGCCGCGATCCACCGGCAAAACGACCATTTGCGAACGCGCGGCGATCTGGGCGTGCTTTTATGGACACCGGAAATTCGTGGAACTGATCGGCGCAACGGAAGACGCGGCGCTGGCGAACCTGGACGAAATCAAGCTGGAAATCGAATGCAACGAACTTTTAATGCAGGATTTCCCCGAAATATGCTATCCGATCCGGAAGCTGGAAGGGATCGCGAACCGCTGCAACGGCCAGACGTGCATGGGCGTCCGGACCCGAATCACATGGACCGACGGCGAAATCGTCCTGCCGACCATCACGGGGGCCATTTCGTCCGGAACCGTAATCCAGGGGCGCGGCATTACCGGCCGCCTTCGCGGCATTAAAGCGGCCGTCGCCACCGGAGAAAGCCGCCGTCCTGATCTGGTCCTGATCGACGACCCGCAGACGGACGAATCTGCAGCATCACCGGAACAGAACCGGAAGCGCCTGCGCATTCTTTCCGGCGCTATCCTGGGCCTGGCCGGTCCTGGCGTGAAAATATCCGGCGTCATGCCGTGTACCGTGATCCGGCCTGGCGATATGGCCGACGAGATCCTGAACAAAGAGAAGCACCCCGAATGGAACGGCGAACGCTGCAAGCTGTTAATTTCTTTCCCGAAGAACATGAACCTATGGCAGAAATACGCGGAAATCTGGGCCGATTCACTGCGGGAAGACGGATCGATCGCGGCGGCGACGGCGTTTTATCTGGAACACCGGTCCGAAATGGACGACGGCGCGTGCGTTTCCTGGCCGGAACGTCACGAACCGGACGAGGCCAGCGGCATTCAGTATGCTATGGACCTATTCTTCAGGGATCGCGACACGTTCTTTTCCGAGTATCAAAACGAACCGATTTCCGAAGACGAAGGCGAAACGGAGAAAATCACCGTCGAAAATGTATGGGCGCGAATGAACCACCGGCGGCGCGGCGACATTCCAGCCGAAGCGGAACACATCACGGTTTTTATCGACGTGCAGGGGAAATTGCTTTACTGGCTGGCCGCAGCATTCGCCGACGATTTCACCGGCTGGGTGATCGATTATGGCGCATACCCCGACCAGAAGCGGCGTTATTTCGCGCTGAAGGACGCGCAGCCGACATTCCGGCAGCTTTACCCGACGGCGGGGCTGGAAGGCGCGATTTATTCGGCGCTGGCCGATCTGACCGGCGACATTCTGGCGCGAAAATGGATCCGCGAAGACGGGGCCGAAATGTACGTCGAACGCTGCGTGATCGATAGCGCCTGGGGCGATTCCACAAAGACCGTCTACCGGTTTTGTAAAGAATCACCATTCGCGCGGATCCTGCTTCCGTCGAAGGGGCGCGGCATTTCGGCCGCACAAAGGCCGTTTTCTGAATATCGGCGCGAACCAGGCGTGAAACTGGGCTTTAACTGGCGCATATTCCGTATTCGCGGCCAGATTTCCGCGCGGCTTTTTGAATACGACACGAATTTCTGGAAGTCGTTTTTTAGATCGCGGCTTTTCACGACGGCGGGCGATCCTGGATGCCTGACAATATTCGGATCCGACGCAGAGCAGCACCGCCTGATCGCGGAACACTGGTCCGCTGAAGTTTCGACACCGACGCAGGGCGGCGGCCGTCGCGTCGATGCCTGGAAACTGATTCCTGGCCGCGAAAATCACTGGTTAGACGGGATCGTCGGATGTATGGCGGCGGCCTCGACGCTGGGCTGCGAAATTGATTTCGGCCGAAAGAAAGAAGAGCAGAAGGCGCCGCCGATCCCGATTCCCGCAGCGGTCCAGATTCCGCGAAAAATCGTTCCTGGGAAAAGAATTTTGCCACATAGATAAAAATTTTTCGATTTTGTTGTCCCGTTTTCGTGTTTTGAGTGTGAATATAAAAGACGAAAACATTTTTTTCGAGGAGTTTTATCTATGGCAGAAAACAAAGCCGAGCGCGTGAAGACCGTCAAGACCGACGGCGAAGAAGTCACTTTCTTTAGTCCGGAAGAAATGGCCGAAAAAGAAAAGTGGGATCTGAAAAAGGCGGCCGCCAGAAATCCGTTCGGAAAACTGTCTATGGCCAGAATTTCGACGCAGGGGCCGGAACGATGAAGAAGGCCGCGCGTTATATTCCCGTGCGGGCGTCATTCGACGCGGCCAGCAGATCGTCCGAATCCATGCGACACTGGCGCGGGGCCGACGTGCTTTCCGCCGACGCCGCGTTATCGCCTGAAGTCCGGAAGATCATTATTTCGCGGTCCCGCTATGAAGTCGCGAATAACGGTTATGCGTGCGGAATTCTGAACACGCTGGCGGACGACTGTATCGGCACGGGGCCGCGCTTGCAGCTGTTCCCGCCGATCGGTCAGAAAGAGGACCAGGCGGCCGAATGGGAAGAACGCCTGGAACGTCGCGAACGTCGCTGGGCGAAATGGTGCAAGGCCGTCGGTTTATGCCAAAAGCTGAAGATCGCCCGCCGAACGAAAGCTATGGACGGGGAAATCTTCATCCGGAAAGAGATCAACCCGAAGATCCGGGGCCTGGTGAAACTCGATTTGACGCTGTTTGAATCCGAGCAGATCGGATCCAGCACGTTTTCGTTTATTCCGGAATACTACGACAACGGGAACCCGAAAGAAGTGGACGGGATTTTATACGACCAGGACGGAAACGCGACAGATTATCGTTTCTGGCGTATTCATCCTGGGGCCGCCGGTTTCCGTTCGACGCTCGATTCCTACACCGTGAAGGCGCAAAACGTGATCCATTATGCGAATATCGTGCGGCCTGGCCAGCACCGTGGAATTTCCGAAATAGCGTCCAGCCTGCCGATCTTCAACGATTTACGGCGCTTCACGAACGCCGTGCTGGCCGCAGCGGAAACGGCGGCCGAAGTTTCGTTCCTGCTGCAAACCGATTTGCCGCCGAGCGACGAAGAAGCCGTCGTCCACCTGGATCCCGGAACCATTCTTGAATTTTGCCGAAACGCTGGAATTTCGCTTCCGGAAGGCTGGAAGGCGTCGCAGCTCAAAGCGGAACAGCCGACAAGCACGTTTTCCGAATTCGTGCGCGCAAAGATCCGCGAGGCGTCGCGGGCGCTTTCCATGCCGATGAATGTGGCGCTCGGCGATTCCAGCGGCTATAATTACGCGTCCGGCCGCCTCGATCATCAAACCTATTTCCGCATGGTTACAGGCGAACGAAGCCTGATCGCCGATACCGTCCTGGACGATATTCTGGAAACTTACGAAACCCTGGACCGGATTTTCTATCCGGAAGACTACGCCGACGACGTGGAGATCGATCACGACTGGATTTTCGACGGATTCCAGCACGTCGATCCGCTGAAGGAAGCGAACGCGCAGGCGGTCC